CTCGTGCAAGCTATTTTTCAGAGCGGCGAGATTGACGTCGATGGCTTTCTCGATGTTGGTTTTTGTCATGGTTACCTCCTACGCGCCTTTGACTTCGCGCACCGCGCGGTCAAAGGTGCTGCGCCATTTTCTGTCCACGAGGCGACAGTTGATGTGGTCGATGATCTCTTGCGCGGTTGTCGGGCCGCCTTTGATAAAACTCAGGTCGTCGGCAAGATGGCGACCAAATCTTGCGTCCAGAAGATCGCGCGTCTGTTCCGGCGAGAGTTTGAAGGCTTCGGCCAGCACGCGACTGGCGGCATCCCAAGCCATCGGCGTGTCATAACCGCTATGGTTGCTGGTTCCCCAAAAGCCCCATTCGATGTTTGCGGTTGGCAGGATTGTAAGGTTTTTCATGGCGTCATCCTCGTTGTTTACGTCACCATGAACGCTCTTTCCTCATTGATTATCAACTAGATAAGCGATTGTTTCTTTGCGAAGATCGGGCAAAGACGAGCATCTAATGATCGTCTTTTGCAGGCTCCGCGATTTTATAGGTGCGCTTGCCGCCCTGCGACTTTTCGGAAACGATTTTGTAACCACGTTTCTTGGCCAGCGCATGCGAGAGCGCGGCGCGCACCGTATGTTTCTGCCAGCTGGTCGCGGCTGTCATGTCGTCGATCGTTGCGCCTTCAGTGCGCGTCAGCAGTTTTATAACAAGACTGAGCTTGCTTTCCTTGGGCGGTGCAGGAGGCATGGCTTCGACAGCAGCAAGACCAGCTTGCATCGGTGCGCTCATCTCTTCGGGAGGCTTGCCGTTGCCGGACGAATTGCTTTTCTTCGGCGCAGCCTTTGGTTTTGCGGCCGCGCTTTTGTTTGGTTTTGAAGATTTTGGTTTACTCATGATGGTGTCCTTTCGACCGCATGAACGCTTCATTCGCGGAGACGATCCACTCAATAAGTGGATCATTTTATTGCTTTCTGCGGCGAGAACCGATCACGCCCTAATGGTTTGATCGTTGCGCATCGACGCATCAACGATATCAATGCGCTTACCGATCCAGCGCATCACGGGAACCGCCATGGAGTTTCCCAAAGCTTTGTAGCGCGGCCCGTCTGCCGTTTTGTCGTTGATCTTCGTGTAATGGTCGGGAAAGCCTTGCAACCGTTCGCATTCGACTGGTGTTAAGCGGCGCACCTGCATGGTCTGTCGAACAAGCGGTGTGTTTCTTCCGCTGGCGTTGCTGTTCGTGTTGAGCGTATTGAAAACTTCGCCTTCACGGAGTTCACCAAGCTGGTTTTGCGCAAAGGCGACTGCATGCCCATGTGAGGATTGCAACGTAAAGGCTGGGTCGCCCGCACTTCCAAGTCCGATGCCCTCGCGCGAAGAATTACTGGTTTCGCCGCGCAATCCCATTTGTGTGTTTATGGGGAAGGCGACGGCATGCCTGTCCATCTTGGTCAGCGTGTAGGTTGCGCCTGTGTCGTCATATCCCGTTCCGTTTCCGCCATTGCAAGGCTGCCTGCCGATGGTGTTTCCAGCTAAGGCGATGACGACGTTGGATGTTTCCAGATCACGGTTTCCGCACCCAGCACCACGGCTCGTCAGGCATTTGGCTGTTTCCACCGGACGCATGTATCCACCGGCTGCCATATCTACGTCTTGTCCCCAACCACCGCTTCGAGCGCGCGCCTTAAAAGTTCCGGCAACTTCTTCTTGCGCACCTCGGCGCGGTGCAATATCCCCGCACAGGCCGTCGCGCTCAAATAATACCTGCGCTGCAGGTCGCCAGTCTCCAAGACATCCGACAACGAACACACGGCGGCGTCGCTGTGGCACTCCGAAATACTGAGCGTCAAGAATCCTGTAGGCGAACCCATACCCGCATTCTGCCAGCCCTCCGAGGAAGCTTCCAAACGCCCGTCCTCCGTCGATGGACAATACGCCGGGGACATTTTCCCAAACCAGCCAGCGGGGACGAAGCCTTTGAGCCAGACGAACAAACTCAAGTGTGAGGTTGCCGCGCTCGTCGGAAAATCCCTTGCGAAGTCCAGCGATGCTGAAGGCTTGGCAAGGTGTTCCTCCGACAAGAAGGTCAATTGCGTCATACTCACCGTTTTGGATCGTCGTAAAATCGCCGTGCAGTGGAACGTCTGGATAGCGATGCTGCAAAACGGCGCGCGGAAATTTCTCGATCTCGGAATAGAACGCTGCTTGCCATCCCAGCGGATACCACGCGACACTCGCCGCCTCGATCCCTGAACAGACGGAGCCGAATTTCACTGAATGATCTTTGCTGTGAATGAAGGGATTTAATTTTCTGAAACCAGCTCGGCCTTCTTGCCCGTGAACTCTTCCCAGCGTTTGACGATTACATCGCAGTATTTGGGATCCAGCTCGATCAGCCGCGCTTGCCGTTCCAGTTTTTCACACGCGATTAGCGTGGTGCCGGAACCGCCGAAGCAATCCAAAACGATGTCGCGGCTCTTGCTGCTGTTGTGAATGGCTCGTTCGACAAGCTCGACGGGCTTCATCGTCGGATGCAAATCATTGACGCGGGGCTTGTTGACGAACCACACATCGCCTTGATCGCGCGCACCGCACCAGAAATGATCGGTGCCTTGCTTCCAGCCATAGAGGATCGGTTCATACTGCCGCTGGTAATCGGCGCGACCAAGCGTGAAACAGTTCTTCGCCCAAATGACGAAGGTCGACCATTTGCCGCCCGCCTCGATGAAGGCTTTTTGCAATGTGTGCAGCTCGCTCGACGACATGCAAACGTAAATCGCGCCCTTGCAGACGGCGAGCATATTGACGCAGGAGTCGTACAGGAACTGCTCGAACCCTTCGCCCAGATTATCGTTCAGGATCGCGCGGTTTTTCCCGCGCATCTTGTCTTTGGCCGTGTTGGCGTAGTTCACGTTGTAGGGCGGATCGGTGAACACCATGTCCGCCAGCGCGCCGTCGAGAAGTTTTTCGACATTGGCGAGGACAGTGCTGTCGCCGCACAGCAAACGATGATTGCCCAAAAGATAAACATCACCCAGTTTAGTGACGGGTTCTATGGGAGCTTCCGGCACCGCGTCTTCGTCGGTAAGACCAGCCGAAGCATCAGCTTCCATCAGACTTTTTAGTTCGTCCTCGTCGAAGCCAGTCAGTCCGAGATCAAATCCGGCTTCCTTGAGGTCACCCAATTCAAGGGCAAGCAATTCGTTATCCCAGCCAGCATTCAGTGCCAGCTTGTTATCGGCTAGAATATAGGCCCGCTTCTGGTTTGGCGTCAGATGAGCCAGTTCGATCACCGGCACTTTGGTCAGCCCCAATTTGCGGGCGGCGAGAATGCGGCCATGCCCAGCAATCACGCCATTGTCGCCATCCACTAGGATCGGGCTTGTCCAGCCGAATTCGCGTATACTGCCAGCTATCTGGTCAACCTGTTCGTCGGAATGGGTTCTGGCATTCCGCGCGTAACTTATCAGACTGTCAAGCGAACGATATTCGACCGCCAGATCATGCGGCTTGGTATCTTCCAGCATCGTCTACCCCCCCCCATTGCATTTTGGCTACGGATACGCAAAAGCCCAAATCGGTCGCATCATCGAATGCGGCGCGGTGTTAAACCGCCCCTCGGTCAATGGCGCCCGCGCCCATGAATTTTGTTGTGACAACCGCGATGTACCGCAGCGAGGTTGGTTTGATCGTCGGTGCCGCCGTGCCGCTTCTCGATCAAGTGATGCGCGGTGTCGGCACCTGGCTTGCCGCAGACATGGCAGATGCCGTTGTCACGAGCGATGACCGAAGCCGCCAGCTTCCGCCATGCCTGTGTGCCATAGCAACGATCCAATGCATCGCGGCGCACGCGCTTCGCCTGTGTCCAACCGAGTGGGCGATGGACAGGCGGCTTCCAGGGCATGGTGGTAGTATCACACGGTGACTTGGCGCATTCGGCAATTTGCGGATCATGTCTCGCGCCGAAACCGATCAGATATTGCTGAGTGTTGTGTGCTGTTTCGACGGTGTCTCATGCACCTCGCCTGAGCATGACCAGAATTTACCTCAAATCAGTCGTTTTTGTCCGCTTCAAAAATGTTCGCGAACATTTTTCTTAGCGGCACGAAGAAATGCGCTCGTCGGATGTGAGCGCGATCAGTTTCTGGCGCGACCAGTTTTGACGAATAGGTGCGCTGTTTAATCGCCACGCGATGACGCACAAACCATAAAGCCAATGCTCATGCGCGGCGGTACGCGCCAACCCGACGCGCCAACAAATGCCTTTCCATCGCTCACCATAAGCGCGAAGCCAGACTATCTTGGCATCAACAGGATCAAGACCAACCGTCCAGCTAAGGGTTTGTTCCATTCGGCTGATGGCAGCGGGACTTGGAAACGGGCGGCGCAGTAAGGGCGGTTCCTGACCGACCAGATCGCCAAAATCATAAACCATTTGCGGCCATGTGCTGAAATAACCCTGCACCTTGACCTCCGGCAGACGTTTCAAAATATCCGCTGCTTCCGTCAAGCGATCATCCACCAGAGATGGAGTCCAACGTATTTTAGTCATGGGTTTCTCCATCTGTTTTGCGTTGGCCGTAAAGTTTCTCGCCGATTTGCTGGATCAGTTCTTTTTCAGGCCATGTCAGGCGCGGATCATTGGTCTGCACGACGAGCGTTCCCAAGCCGCGCCAGCCTTCGCGTTTGATGATTTCCGGATCTGGGCGTTCGCCGCCAAAGCCTCGTGGATGCCAATTCATGCCACGCCGCCTTGTTGTTGAATCGCCCAGTAAAGCAATGCCAACGCATCGGCCTCGTTGTCGTCTTCGGGCGCATGACCACGCCCAGTGACGGCGGCGATCACAGTCTTCTTGTCGGCATTGCCTTTACCCGCGATGAATTGTTTGATCGTGCCGACAGGGACGCCCTCGTATGGGATGCTGTGGTGTTCGCACCATGCGGTCAGGTGCGCGAGAAAGCCGCCATAGGCATGCGCGGCATCCACGCCCAGATGACGGCGCACTTCTTCGAAATAAACGGCATTGATCGCGCCTGTGACGTTCTTGGTTTCCGTGAGCCAATGCTTGAAGCGCAGATAGCGCATGCCACCGCCTTCGAAACGGCGCGGTTTGAAATGCGCCGTTCCGCTGATGATCGAGCCGTATTCGTTTTGCAGCGCCCATCCGGTCGATGTGCCGAGGTCAAGGCAAAGCAAGGTCGGTGTGGTCATGGGCATCCTCCGGTCAGGGTGAAAGCGAAAACCCTCCGACCGAGGATGAGAGAGCCAACCAAAAGGTGGCTCTCTCTCCCGTAGGGAGAGAGGGGGTTTTCCGTGAATCTAGAATTTTGGGTAAAGGCTTGAAAAAACTGGGTTTTTGTCCAGATTTCCAGAATGCCGTCCAGAATGCGCGTCATTCTAGAATTGGGATTCAAGCCCATGAAAACAAAGGCGTATTCCAGATTTCCAGAATGCAGCGCATTCCAGATTTCTGTCATTCTGGCCAGAATGACGACACTGTTTTGAGCAAAAATCATCATTCCAGCTCCTCCGCATAGACCCAGACGGAGGGGTTCTCGACGGGCAAGATGGTGCCGTCGCCGGACTGTTTGAAATGCGTCGGCAAGAGCGATTTCATGGCCGGAGAAATTTCTCCAGTCTCCGGATCGACGATTTCCTCGCCGGTCGGGACTTCCATGTCCTCGACGCACATCACGCCGAATTTGCTCTTGGCCGATCCTTCCTTGTTGAACTTGATGTAGCCCTTGGTCGCCAGCACATCGATGCGATCGCGAATGGAATGGTTGCCGCCAAGACCACCCTTATTCTCGAAGGCTTGGCAGAACTGCGTGGGGGTGTAGAGACTGCCTTTGCGGCCTTCGTCGAACAGCAATTGCAGAATGACATCGTGGCGACGGTGGCGTTCGTTATCGAGCCTCTCGCCGTAATCCTTGTTCACCAGACGCGAGGATTGATGCTCCATCTCGCGCCAACGACCATCGATCTTATCGACCCATTTGGAAGGAACACCTTCGCCGTTGCGCAGTTCGAAAATAAGCTGGCGAAGGCTCTGTTGCTCGTCGGGGCGGAAAAGGATAACACCGGTGGTGTAAAAGCTGCGCAGGCTCCCGGCACCGCTTAGAGCCTGGAACGGATCATCCTCAAGCATCTTCTTGGTGATCTTTTTCGTATGGTGGGCGAGGATGACGCCAGCATCCGGATTTACTAGAAAGCGCAGCTTTTCGACGCGTTCTTGCAGAAAGGCGAGCATGGCCGTGTTGTCGTTCTCGTTGCCATTTTCTCCCGCATCGAACACGTTACGCAGCGGGTCGATGGCGATCACATCCAGCAGCTTCGGATCGAAAAAGCGCGTGATCGCATCGCGCACCATTTCCACGCCCTTGTCGTCGAGCAGCATTCGCACCTGCGGCGTGACCACGAGATTCTGGCGCACGAGCGGCATAAAATTGGGATCGATCTGCAACTGGCGCAGACGTTCGCGCAAATAGTGGTAGCCGATCTCTGCCTGTAGATAGAAAATCTTGAGCGGCTTGGCTGGCTTCATGCCGAGAAACGGCAATCCCGCAGCCATATGCGCCATCCAACTGATCAGCATGTCTGTTTTGCCAACCTTGGGCGCACCGCCGAACACCATAAGGCCGCCCGGCGTCAAAATGCGCGGCGCCACCAGATCGTCGGGCATAGGACTGTCGTCATCCAGCAGATGCCCGACCGTGAAAGCCGGAAGCGCGGCGGCGGGCGGAATGACCATGCGCGGTGACGTGGCCAGAAAAGCGGGAACATTCATGCCTTCCGCGACCGCGTTCGCCGCGTCCCATTTCTGGGGCTTACCGTCCGGCACGACGATAACGGCGAGTGACCGCACGCCAAGAGTACGCAGGCGGTTCGCTACGGCATCGGCATAGTGTTTTCCTGCCTCGTCGTTGTCTGGCCAGATCACGACATGCTTGCCGACCAGAGGCGACCAGTCGGTTTTATCTACGGGCGCATTCGCGCCGTTCATAGCCGTGGTGGTGCAAACGCCGAGTTTGTTTAGCGCGTCAGCGCATTTCTCACCTTCGACCAGGACAACTGCCGGCGAGACAGAGATGCCTGGCTGGTTGTAAAGCGGGCGCGGTTCAGGCGCTTTGCGCTTGCGGGTTTTGACATCCCACGGACGAAACTCTTTGCCGTCCGGCGTATCGTAACGATAAACGCAGGCGATGAGATTGCCTTGCGCATCCAGATAATCCCATTTGCCGGTATGGGGGCCGAGGTCGTCGCTTTCCGTCTGTGGTTGAACCTTCGGAACAGGACGCGCTGGCATACCGAGCCATTCCTGCACCGAACACATGATCGCCGGAAACTGTGTCTGATGATCCCAGCCGTGAACAGCGCCCCAGAGCGAAAGAATGTCGCCACCTTCGCCCGTGGCAAAATCATGCCAGACGCCAGCCTTATCGCCCGCAAGATCGACGACAAGGCTTTTGCCCTTGCTGCCTTGCGTATCCCCGACGGTGAACCGCCCGTTTTGGATTTTGCCCGTGGGCAGCAGATGATACAAAACCTCGCGCAGACGCGATAACAACCGTGCCTTGATATCTTCCGCCGTCAGCCGTTCTTCGGGCTTCGCCTGCGACTGATCGGGCGCATCGCTGAAATCCTGCCACGAACCTGTCATACGACCTCCTTCCAGCAACGCTGCTGGTAAGGACAAAAGGCACATTCGAAATGGTCGGGGCTGGCAGCGATGCGCGGCAGAATCTCGCCAATCTCCGCCGCGCGGATAACATTGACGGCGCGATCACTGGCCTGTTGCGCCAAGGCGGCGTCGAACGGCACCAGCTCGTGATAAATCTCCGCCGTGTCCTTGTTGACGGCGGTAAACAGCGCGGGGTTTTGTGAAACGCCGGGGACGCTTCCTTCCATATAAGCCTGATATGTGGCGACCTGAACGGCGTAGATCGGCTTCGACTTATGCAGACCGTTCTTGACGGTATCGCGCCATGATTTCGCGTTCATGGACTTGCATTCCCATATCGCGGGGAACGTCATGCCAAGATCGTCGGGCGCGGCGTTGACGATGCCATCCACATGACCGCGAATGCGTCCTTTGGCGACCGAGAAACCGAATTGTTGCCCGTTGGGGCGCTCAGCGAATATCTCGAACCCAGCCTGACGTAGCCAATCGAGCGCAAGCGTCTCGAACACATGACCGATCTCAAAAATACGCAGCAATCGGCCGGAGAAATCTTCATCCTTCGGCGTTTTGGCATATTCATATTGAAGCGCGCGGGCGCAGGCCACGCCGAGCCGTGAGGCGCCGAGATAGTCGCGCTCCGGCTGGGCGTTCCGTTTTTCCTGCAAACGAACATCGATCAACGCATTGATCGTGTCCGCGATTGTTGGGCGGTGATTAAAATCGAGCATTAAAATGGAATCCCTGTGTCTTTGTTTTCGACCATGTACGTCTGGTAATTGCCGACGACGACCTCGATAAGCGTGAGAATTTGCGCGCGCGTGTAGTGCGACAGCGGTTTGTCCATGCCAATCTCGGCAACGACTTCGCCAAGCGGCTTGAGCACGCGCTCCATGCAGCGTTTTTCAATGTCTGTCGGATCGATCATGCGGCACCGCCGACAGCGCTCATGGCGCGATTGATCCCGTCACGGTTGAACTGCGCCGTGAGCAACGCCGAAGCCTTGTAGCGCGTCAGGTTGTAATCGTTGCGGTGTCCGGGCAGATATTGAAGCTGCTTCGGCGTGGCTGGCTGATGCAACCACGACCGCGTTTTGTGCGCCGTCTCGTCGCTCTCATAGAGGTTGAGCCAATCATCAGCAGCGGCAAAGCAAACAATGCGTTCGCCCACGGCCAGATGTTTCGGCTGCTGGCTCTTGATGCCGCCGATCGCATGCCATGCGCCGTCCTTAAGAAATACGCCGCCCCATGCGTTGAAGCCCGTGGCGAGGTAATATTTGTCGTTGCCTTGCAGATCGACCCAAAGGAAGCTCGACCGCTTCAGAAGATCGATTTCCGACATGACAAAGCTGCCAGACGCCAATTCACGCTGCGCCGCCTGTTGCTGCCATTCGTAGCCGCACAATGGGCATTCCTTGACGGCGGCGGGGACTTCCGCGCCGCATTCAGGACATTCCTTCGTCGGCGTATCGCCTTCGCCCATCTGGTCGTCCAGATTGACATCTTGTTCGAGCGATCCATGCAGCAGCGTGGACGTCCCAAAATCCAGAACCACACAATCTTTCTTCACCAAGTCTGGATATTCTGCGGGGTCGATCGTGCGCAGACCACGCCCGATCATCTGGATCATGGTGGATTTATAGGAACTGGGGCGCAGCAGCACGACACAGCCGGTCGGCGGGTGATCCCAGCCTTCCGTCAGGACAGCCACATTGACGATGACCTGAGCGCGACCTTCGGTATATTCCGCAAGAACGGCACTGCGCTCGGTATCCGACATCTCGCCATGGACGAAGACGGCGGGAATGCCAGCGGCATTGAAACTGGCGGCAACCGTTTCGGCATGATTGATCGTGGAGCAGAACACCACGGTTTGGCGATCGGCAGCTTTTTCCTTCCAATGTTTGACGATGGCCTCGTTGATCGGGCGCGTGTTCATGATCGCGGCGACCGCGCCCATGTCATAATCGCTGGCCGTTTTCTTGACGTGACGCAATTCGTCTTGCACGCCGACATCCATGACGAAAGTGCGCGGAGGAACGAGATGACCGGAGGCGATCAATTCCTTGACGGTGATCTGGTCGGCCACGTTCGAGAAGATCGGACGCAGACCCTTTTTGTCGCCGCGATTTGGCGTCGCGGTCATGCCGAGCAGCTTGATGTTGGCGTTTACGGCCTTGGCGCGGTCGATCACCCGCATATAGCTGTCAGCGCGGGCGTGATGCGCCTCGTCGATCACCAGCATGTCGATGGGGGGCATGGCGGCGAGATTGTTTTCCCGCGATAGCGTTTGCACCATCGCAAAGGTCACATCGCCGCGCCATGATTTGACCGAGGCGTCGAACACGCCGGTGCCAAGGGCGGGATTGACGCGCCGGAACTTATCCTCGTTCTGAAACGTCAATTCATCGCGGTGTGCCAGCACACAGGCTTTGCCGGTAGACGATTTGAACACCTCCCCGATGATCGCGGAGAGCATGATCGTCTTGCCCGCGCCGGTCGGTGCGACGGCCAGCGTGTTGCCATGCTTGTGCAAAGCTTCCACAGCGCGGGCGACGAGTTCCTTTTGTCTTGGGCGTAACAGCATGGCTCACCGCGCCCAAGTGGGAAGATTGCTGGCGGGAGCTGCCTGCGTCTGTGGCGCGGGCTGCTGTTGGGTCTGCGGCGGCGCATAGGTCGTTTGGCCGGTGGGATAGCTTTTGTGATCCTTCGTGATCGCCGTTTTGATCGTGTTTCGATCGTCACCGTTGCGCTGGTCTTTCTCGACGTCGATACGGGCGACAAACTCAATGCCGTCGAGATCGGCAAAGCCATTGATGCGTCGCGCGGCCACGGCCTGCGGAGAGTCGTCTTTCGACGTAACCCCGCGCGCCGAATTGAGAATGCCCTTGATGAAAGAGCGCCCCATGTTGGCGTATTCCGGCCCCTTTGCGCTGTAGAGGCCGATCATGCTCCATACCTTGCGGCGGGCGTATGTGCCTTCCAGAACCACAAATTCGCAATTCAGGTAAACGGCGCCTGACGTGATGTTGCGGGTGGCGTAACCGCCCGTCCAACCTTCGCGGATGTCGTCATAGCCGCCCGGTTTGATCGTCATGCGCACACGCGCAACGGTGCCTTTCGGGATGACATCAAAACTCTTTTGGTCTTCGGCGCTGCTGAAATCGTTCCAAATAGACATGGATCATTCTCCCTGTGCGGATTGTTGGGTGGTTTGTTCGGGGCGGACGTAGGTCAAGCGTTCCGGCGCGGGTTTTGCCGCGCTGGTGATTTTCTCCATGAGCCTTCCGAGATGCGGTTCCTCGATCACGTCGAGACGACCGGATCGATCCTTTGCCGGATAACCGAACGGATTGAGTGTGTGGCAGACGAAGGCGCGATAGGGCGTGCCGTCCTCGGCCTTCAGCTCGGCCATAGTGATGACCTCGTCGACGATACCGGGCAGCTCAAGGCCGGTTTTTGCGCCTTCGATCTGGGGTGTGAAGAAACGACGATTGAAATCGTCCATCTTTTCGTCGAGGATTCCGACCAGCCAGATATTCTTGCCGCGCGTATGCTGCAGATGCGTCAGCCACGCGATCATTTCCTGACCGTGAAGACCGTAAGCACCGCGCGTGTCGGGTTTGCCCGTCTTGTCGCTGAACGCCTGCGGTTGACCTTTGCACCATTGAAAACACAAGCGGCCAGCGACCGTAATGCTGTCGACAAACACGGTGTCGTATTTGGCAAGCGCGACAGGATCGCCAAAGCGTTCACAGACCGCATCGAAATGCGCCTGGCTGTAGGGCTGATCATCGCGCAACGCTGGATTGGGGCCGCCGATAAACACCGCGAAGTCGCGGCATTCTTGCCATGTGCGGGGGCGGACGGTATCGCCAGCCCAACCTTCGATGGCGAGATCACCAGCTTCAAGATCGAAGAACAGCGTGCTGTTCGCCAGCAACGTCCACAGCAACGATGTTTTACCGATACCGGACTTGCCGAAGATGCAGCCTTTGATGCCGCGCTTTTCGGCCAAGCGTTCGTCGGCGGAGATAATGGGAAGCGGCATCACACGCCTCCCTTATTGTTGGCGACGACATCGACAGCGTTTTGGCTACCGACGGCACCTCTGGCGCGCGCTGCGCTGTAGAGACGACGCAGAGCGTAAAAGCGGCTGTTAAGCGCATCGACCTCGGCCTCAACACCGATGACGGCAAAGGCAATATCGTCCAGCGTTGCCAGTTCAATCGGCTTGATGATCTCGCTCTGCCGATCACCCACGCAGGGGATGCGGATGCTTTCTGGCAAACTACTGAAATGCCCATCGCGGCGAAGTTTCTTTAAATTTTCGTTGCACATATT